GTATTTGCTATGTGAAAATAATGTCTCATATTAATACCAATCCATTCTTTCTATGATCAATTGTCCATTGGTAATTAAAGTCGAATCACTTGCTGTTGTTAATTTATAAAATGGTCTCAGCGTATCACCAGAAGTATAATTTGTTGCATAAGCCAACATTACACTATTATAACCAGTATCTAAAGACAATATCTGACTTGGATTAGTTGGTGTACCTTCCCCATTCTTCTCCATACTTATTTCTACCACATCTGTACCAGCAGCCTTTTTAAATGTCAATGACATAATTATTTTATAAACCGCCGTACTTGGTAAAATAAATCCATATCCTTTATTAGATACCGCCAAAACAGTAATAGTCTTGGTAGTTAATGAATTATACGTCCATAAAGTAGTATCTGCATCATTTATTAAAGTCCAAGTTCCTGCCCCTGTAATCATAGAATCCGTATTCGCCGCAAAAGCAAACGCAGTATATTCCTGACCTTGACCTTGTAATGTAATATCTGGGTGAACATATTGAACTGTTGTAAATGTCGTTTGGTCACTACCGTAAGCATGGGCCTTATTGCCAGAAATATCTAAATTGTCTGAACTGTCTCGCCTAACAATATGATACCCAAACTCAATTCTCGTACTATCCCTATCATCTACAACCATATTATTTTTTATTTCAACCGAATGGAAATCAGTATCAAAGAATTGAACACCTGAATTATAACTAAATGTTGTATCATTAGATTTACAATTCACAAATAAATTATCATTAAATTCCCCATACCAAAGATTTAAACCAAAAGAAGACATTCCCCACTTAGGGCTATTCTCTATAATATTATTATTGACTTTAAAATTTCTTATTTCCATTGAATCAACAGAACGGAATGCTAATCCACTAGCGTAATTGTCTGTATTTAATGTACTACCTGTTTCATCCTCAAATCTTATTGTGTTATTAGATATATTTACATTTTTCAATGGCAAGGAAGTCAAAGATACATCAGGTACAATTTGAATACCTTTGAAACTTTTTAAACCAGACTTTGAATGAAATGCACTTTGAGAAATACCTATAATATTATTAGTAATAATTAACCCATCCAAACCCGCTCCACTCGTATGAGCACCGCTTTGGAAAGACCAAAGATTTATACCAATAGAGACTGAATCGGCTCTATTATTTGATATAATTATATTCTTATCATCAGTTGCATTTACACCAGTAATATTCATCGCTTGTTTATAGCCAACAACCTCATTACCAATAATAGTATGATTTGAACCATGTGTCTCAATTGCTGTTCTTGCACCATTCGCTCCAGCAGAAGTAGCATAGAATCTATTGTTTAATATATGAACATTTTCAGCTTTAGTATATATAGTTGAATGATCATGGTCAAACGTAGCTTTCCCAACATCTTCAAAAATACAATTCTCTAAATATAAATCTTTACAATTAACACCGTTAAATACCACTGTATTAGTAGAAACAATATCCTTAAATTTAACATTGCGAATCGTTATATTTTGTGCGTTATACATTAAGAATACAAATTGGTCTGCTTCAGTTATAGCACCAAGATTTGCTGGTAAATTATTAGTTCCATTACAATCTATAGTTAAATTCTCGATAATTACATCGGAAACCGCATCTGCTCCTTTGGTAGATGATGCGAAAATACCAAAATATTTATCTGTATCATCTGTCAATTTAATTATTGTAGCATCAACACCAGCACCACTTATTCTCATCCCAGACTTCATCGTAAAAACAACCGAATCTGCAGAACGAGCAGTTGCATAATAAGTACCCTCTGGTAAATATACCTCTCCGCTCTGAGTATGGGCGGCATCTATAGTGTTTTGAATTAATAATCTATCATCTGTACTCCCGTCACCAGTAGCTCCATAATTTAGCACATTAAAAACTCCAGCGTTCTGGTGGTCTTTAAGTAGTAAATTGAATTCAGCAGACGTAAATGTACTTGACTGTGATTTTTGTGGGATATCCATGTGGGTATCTGTTTGAGCATACGAGCTATAGAAAGATATTAAAATTAGAATTACTGTTATAAGTAAAAATATAAATGCGTTTTTTAAACAAAATTGTTTATTCATTACCATATCCTCCACCATCATCAATATCATCTGAAATAATATGACGACCATCAACATCCGGTTCCTCGTCAACGCGCTCATAAGACTTGAAGGATTTTTTTTCATAAGTTGGTACTTCTGTTACCGTCTTAGCATTTTTCATCCCATCAAATCTAAACGGGAACACATAAGGGAAACCACCACCAGCAATAGTGACCACCTTAGATACGCTATAATCCGGGGCATCCATATAGGTGACTTTTAGTTCAGCCATTTTAATCTCCTAATTTGTATAGTTGCCTAACCCTGGGATTAATACCGCATCGAGCGTATCTCCCATTGTTGCCCTAAACTGCTTCCCTCTGCTCGGCCTGTTCCAGGTTGAATCGGCTAAATCATATTCATACAATGTCTCTGAGGACATATAGCCACCGATATTGTGCCACACGCTCCAGAATCTATTGGGATGAATATCCTTATCCAAATAAAACCTTACATATAAAAGCAATGAATCCGCTGAACCACTTCCGTCTGAAGAATCAAAGTCCACGTCGATCCACCAAATACCAATATCATCATCATCTTTACTATCAAGAACATCAGTATAGATAGTTTCACCACTGTCGATTGTTGTTATCGTGTTCCCTGCCAATCTTAGGCTATCGGTATTATAAAAAGTAGTGTCCCAACGCACCTCATTCCCGAATATCTTTCCCCAAAATCCCTGTTGTGAAAATGCCAATGCTGGCAATAAAATAATTAATAATAATACATAGAGTCTGTTCATTTTAATTTCTCCCTCTAATTGAAATATACCTATTTATACATTTTTTCCAGTGACTTTAAAATATATACTTCTGTTTTTGACAATGTACCTCTGACCTTCTTGATCCGCAACTTTTTTAGCCTTAATCTGCCTATTTTGGTGTTTATCTTAGGGTCGTATTTTTCTTTATACAACCTATTTAATTCATTTGATATGAACTTTAATTCGTTTTTGCCCTCTATATAGAAATCTAAGAATTTTGTTTCACCCATTTCTTTTCTTAATTCGTTTAAATATTTTGCTTTATCTGTATTTCTTCCAGTAAGTAAACGATTAATTTTAGTATCATCGAGTCCATACTTTTTATAAATCCTAAATTCTTTCTTTAATCTATATTCTGCCTTTTTAAAATCTTTATTCTGTTCTTGATAATTTTTCCGCATCCTATCCATGTATTCTTTTTCTGTCCTACCATTATCAATATATTCTTTTAATGTCTTGTCCTTAAATTCGCGTTTAGCCCTTCTTTCCATTTTTTCACTACCACCACCATACCACCAATATAATTCCTTACCGACTACTGGAATATTCTGGATTGATTCAATGTTTTTAAATTTAAAATCATCAAACTTACCCTCACTGATAGCCTTATATAATTTATTAATATCTTTAATTGGTGCCGTTAAATAAGGTGCTGGTGGTGCAATCATCTTTAATACACCTTCAACTGGCCCATTTTCTCGAATATACCAAGTTATGTATTTACTCATTCCCATCAACCTGAGAATATTATCAATTATTGTATCTTCTAAGTCTGGGTCTCTGCCATAAAGTATATCCTTAATTAAATCTGCCGAAGCATTTGCCAAAACAAAAATCACTGACAATCTTACAAGTTTCCTAACTCCACGCGCCATACGAGGCTTATCTTTATTAATTCGCCCCTGGTTAATATCTCGCAAACCTTCTCTCCTAAATACGTCGAGTTGTTTAATTGTAAATGTTTTTAGCATATACATAAAACGCATTTTAGGAGCGGTAAGATAAAACTTAGGCATTTCTGATAATGTAATCGGTTGAAAATCGCTTAATACGTTAAAAGTAAAAATCAAAGTATTTTCATTTTTAGTGCCAGCCAGTAAATCGGCTTTTACTTGTTCAAACTCCGGGCCAAAATATTCTTTTAATTTTTCATTAATTCGTTGTGTATTTTTGCCTGATTTTAAATCTTTACGGTAGCGTTCCAATGTAGCATTTATCAAAGTCTCTTTACCAATTGCATCAATTTTGGTCAAACCAACCAATTTAAATACATTCTGTAATACCTTTGCCAATTTACGGGCATCCGAGAATTCTTGAGCTATGTGTTCAATCCCAATATCTTTTCTGGTTATCTCATTCTTTTTTATCACAGCCTTACCCAATGCTTTTGTGGCTTCAAAAGAACCAGCATTGTAATAAGCCCACGCTAAATCACCAATCTGCGTAATTGCTGACTTAAAAGAACCCATTGTTGTGATATAACCAAGATTTTTAAAGGTACTAACACCAGCAGGGCTATGAACATAATTAAACCTTGCCCTTAATATGCCCATTGCTTCACTTTCATAAACCGGCTTAATTTCGTTATTATCAACTAAGTCCCGGATATAACTACCGATACTTTTTTCTAAATCTTCACCTTTGCCAAAAAACTTACGCGCCTCAACTGCCTCGTTTACCTGATCAATATATTTTAATAATGCTGTATTTGTATCGTAATAAAATTCGTTCATTTCCGGTGTGACTAATTCAATCTGCCGGATTTTCATATTGGCCGTTTTGCTCAGGGTAATGTTTTTGGGGATGTAACCACGAACAAGATTATTAATAAAAGCGGCTTTTTCGCTTGATGTCATTGTCCCTTTTAGTTCTTCCTGTTGACGGATAGCCTCAGTAATTACACCCCATGATTCTGTTTCATAAAGATATTGCAAAAACTGATCGCTTTTTTTAACAGATCGAGGCCAGTAATCAACCAAATACCCAAGATCGAAACCAACATCAGATGCCCTTTTATGTAAATCATCTAAAACATTTCTTACAGCCTGCATTTCATTTGCAAATCCATACTTACGGGCTAAATCCTGCATAGTCTGATTATCGCGGTTCTTGGCAGCCAAATCAAAAATTATGCGATCTTCTTTACTAAACTTCTTAGTGAATTTTAAAAACGGCTCAATACTAGCACGATCTTTATTTTTTAAACGATTCACAGTGCTTTCAAACTGACGCAACTTTGTTTTTAAAATTGGTGCTATTAATTGTAGTCTGGTTGTAATCGGGACTATGGCATCAACCAGCATACCTTTATTTTCAACTCTTTCAGATTTTAGGGCCTCACTTGCTTTTGTGCTTAAATCTTTACCTTTAACGGCTTCCGTATAAAAAGATTTTGGTGTTGGTTTTGCCATTTTTATCCGATTAAAATCCTCTACAATCGTTCTCAACTTATCAACATCAATACCCCTTGCCTTCATCTGTTGTATTTTGTCTTGATCAAATAAGTCTTCCTGAAACAATGTTTTCTGTTCAACTTCACCAAATATATCTTTCTGGCCACCCTTTTTCTTTAGCTTCTCCTGGTATTTTTTATAGGCTTCATCCCGTTCTTCCTGCGATTTGAATCCGGTTTTCTTAAAAACATCAATACCTTTTTTAGCCTGATCCTTTGCAAACTCTTTTTCAAATAAATTCTCTTGGAATAAAGGAACCATTTTAATAAATTCCTCAATATCCATATCTTCAGGAATTGCTTTCTCGTCAACAGCTTGTTTATAGTAGTATTCTGCTTCCTCTCGCTCGAATTCCGCCGTTTCCTCAACGAATTCTGTTTTTCTGTGTATCGGCCTACCTTCAACCAGAGCCTCTATAAAGTCATTCTCGGCGTTCTCAGAGTCCTTTATAATCTGTTCATCTATAGCAGTTGCGATCCAATCGTCTAATCCTAAATTGTTTTTACGTCTGGCATATTTTATAAATGTAGAAAAATTCTCTTTCTGGCTAATACCGTGTTCTTTCAGATGGTCGGGATTAATACCAACATCGCCCATATCTTCCATCCGAGCTTTAACCCAATCACCAACGGTTTTGATATCACGCGTCTTTGTGGGTTTTTTCTTGCCAACTTCTTTAATAGTACGAGTTTTCTCACCACCAAACATTTCATCAAACAAATCTTTCATCGCCGGACTAAGTTTTATATCGATTGGTGAGCCTTTGATAGTGCTATAGATTTCTTTTAGCCAATCCTTAAATTTTTCAAATATCCGTTGCAGTTCCGGAGTAGGCGCTTTGCCGGTTCTCAAGTATCGCTCAACGCCTCTGGCGAATTTTTCTTGTGTCTTGGATGTAACTGATTTTGATCCGGCCCATTTTAGAACTACGCCTAAATCATATTTCAAACCGTATTTCTGTATCATATTAAGCCAAACATGAGCAAACTCATGGATAGCAGTGGAGGCGTTTGGATTTTCTAAGGCATGAACAATAGCCCTGCCATCTGCAAGAAACTCTACCGCACCCTTTGGGCCTTGTTGTAGAATACTTGGATTCGTAGGATCAAATGTCCCTATATTTCCAGTTGCGGACTTTATCTGCCCTGGATTAAATGCTATCCAAACCTTATGATGAGGGCCACCAGCTAATACGGTTTTTCCTCCCATATCCTCAATCCCATCATATCCAAAATCATTAAACACGCCCACAGCTTTTTTAGGTATCGTGGTTGGCCAGGTAGGATTAAAATTTGGATTTTCCTGCCTTGATTTTTCATCATTTTCAACATTTTCTACGAGCAATTTTAATGATTGCTGCCATTGAATATCAGATCGTTCATATTTCGATTTGTTTTTTAATCCTTGCAATACATCTTTTGGGAATGGTTTTGATACATCAATCGGGTTTTGAATTGACAAGTATAAAGGATATACGCCAGGTTGTGATCTATCAAACGATTGCCATTTAACACCGAGTTTATCCATTATATTTTCAAATCTTGATTTTTCTTGTCTTAGAAAATATGGTACAGTTGTGTCAACATCTTCGTTGTCATAAACAATATTATAACCCATCCATTCATAAAATTTATAAATGCTTTCCAGGTCATAAACACCACCACGATAAGCCATACGATCTACCGCCCTATCGTATTTTCTATTTTCCTCTATATACTTCGGCATTTCAGCTATTTCATATTTGGGATCACCGTTCTCATCTTTCTCAGAAACCATTCGATCAATTATTTTTTTCTGCTTATCTGTTAGCTCTACATCCCATATCCTACCAGAGTATTTTAATCCTTTCCCTTTTTTGAATCGATATTGACTTCCGTCCATTCGTTCTGCACGAAAATATTTACCTAAAGCATAATTTGAAGCAATTTCGGGATCCTCAGTAGAATAAAAACCACCGGATTCAGATACGCTTGGTTTATATTTCTCGCCATAAGCAAAAGTATTATAATGACCTGAATAAACAACTTTCGGCTCACCTTTTTCATCCACCACTTTTGAACCAGCAAACCAGTTATCAAAATTCTTCTTTTGTTCTGGTTCGTAGTGTTCGTACTGAAACAAAGGCTCAATACCACGTTCCTTACCATATTCCTCAAGTGCTGGACCAGCCTTCTCACCTTTGGCAATTTCCAGAGATTCACGATATAGTGAAGCAGGGAAAGCATAATCGAAAGATTCTTCAGCCTTACCCTTTGCCATTAAGTCTTTATACTTTGCGATTAAATCAGCCTGGCGTTTCTCAACTTCAGGTATCATATCAGGATTATTCTTTAAAGCCATACCTAATGCAATGGCATCTTGCGTTGAATTCGCATTGTCAAAATCCGGTATAACTTTATTATTTAAATCATCTTGCATCAATGCGTAACCTTCTGAAGCCGCTGAACCAAATTCATCTAAAGCCTCGTAACGATTAATAATCCTGCCTTTATCAGTTTCAAATAAATCGGCAAAATCTGAACCGAACATATCATAACCGTCTTTATCTCTAACATAACCATCTTCGTCAAAAACCAATTGCCCTTCTTCTATCGCCTGTTCAATTGCTTCTGAATGATTCCTACCTCGATATATTTTATCGCCAATTTTCACAACGGCTTTAACAATTTTTTCACCTTTTGTACTGGTTCCGGCCATTTCCTGAAAATTAACCCTACCTCTTTCCCGTTTTTCCTGTTTCTGCACCAACTGGCGCATTTTCAGACCTTCAGCTTCCGTACCCTTCCGAATTTCAGCAATATTCTCCTGATAAAGTTCCTCTTTTGACTTGCCGGTTTTCTTCGCGAACCAATCATTAACCTTATCAATAATTTTAGCAGTTGCGCTTGCCTTGCTTTCATCATAGGCAAATTTGTCTTTTAATAACTGTTTAACACTTTCTTCATCTTTCACAGTAGCTTCATGGGTAACGGGCGTTACCTTTTCTTCAATCTGGCTAACCCAGTCCGGGTTCGCTTCTTCAAAATTTGCCATCCTTTCAGACCAGATTTTGCTTCCGACTTGATCAGGGGGGTATTTCATATTTTCTTTAAATGCTTGACGATAGAGTTTTTCAAACTCATTAAACTCTATCTTTTTAAGATTATCGACCGAATAAGTCTGCTCTTCAGACTTTACTTTTTTACCCACCTCTGGTATGGGTTCGGGGGAGATCGTCTCTGTAGGCGTGGGTTTTCGACCCTCTGGGGGCTTCTCAGCGCGTTTATGAGCTTGCCTTACCTTTTTCGCACGCTCTTTGGCTTTTTCGGTGAAACCTTTCTTTTTAATGGTTTCCGGAACTTCCGTTTCTTCTTCCCCTTGCAAGGCCTCTTCAGCCTCCTTTCCTGCTGGTGATTCTTCAAAACTACCACCAACCTCTGAATAATCTAAAGTTCCTTTTTCTTTACCTGTTAATTCTTCTTCGGTAGTTACAGTTTCTTCTTTCCCTTTTGGTAAATCTTTAACTATTTCAATTGCAGTTTTACCACCAGCACCAGCGAACCCAAGTATTGTGCCAGCGTAGAAACTTTCAATAACTCTTTGCCATTCTTCAGGCTCAATTTCTCGATAACCACTTTCACCTAATATCTGGTTGACTTCCTGCATACCCTCAGTGGTACCTTCAACTCCGGTGGCAATTAAAGCACTTAATATTTTACCCTTTAATCCAGGGACATCGCCAGCTTTTAATATTTTATTAATACCGACCAACTCAAGCGCACCATTTAAAGCACCTACAGCGGCAGGCATGAGTTTTTTATAATCACTATCAACTTTTATACCTGTCTGTTCTTCATAATCCTCTATGGCTTTTACCGCGCTACCACCTTCAGCAGCACCCATTGTCACAAATCCAACATAAGGATTAATCAGTGTAGCAGCCATAAAAGCACCCATTTGTGGTACGTTGTGGGCAAATGTCATATAAATACGGCTTGGATCGGCATATCCCCATAACGATTCTGGTGGTTTAGCGTATTCACCCGTAGGTTCTTCGGCTTCAATCGATCCCTGGTAGTCATATATTTTCTCAGCAATATCCGATAGCGGCTTTAATTCCTGTTCTTTTAATAGTTTTTCATCTTCGGGATCAAGGTTAATCGGCATCTGCATTTCAGGGATTAAGTTCTCAAACCATTTCAGCATATCGGCTGGCATACCAACCGCTTGTTTTACGCCTGTTTTCCACACATCACCAATATCATCATCCCTACCAGATGCACCAGTAATAGCGTCAACTTCCGGTTCATCGTCCTGCTGATACATAGTAGGTGTATGTGGAATTCCTGCGATATTGGCAACCATAGCATCTAAAGGGCTCTCGCTTTCTTGTTGTGGTGTAGTATCTTGCTGCGCTACAGGTTTTCTCTCGTGTTGTTTTTGTCTAACACTTTCAGGCAATGCTGCCAAATCAGGCAAAATTGTCCTGCTAAAACTATCAAATTTAGGTAATTCATATTTGGGATTAGCGGAAAGTTCATTATAAAAATTACGCCTTTCGTCACGATTTAACATCGTTTTAGCGAAAATATTATAATCAGGGACTTCGTAATCCTCGGCAACTATCTTATATATTTTTTCTAATTCACCCAATTTATTTAGCCCAATTTACACTATTAAATTTATTTACAGTATTTGGTTCCCCAAGTCCAGGAACCTGTTCATCAGATGATTCATAATACTCTAATTCCTGTAGAATCCTTACTGCTCGTTCGTCGTCCTCGTCTGTCCATTTGCCCTTGCCAGCTAAGAAGGCATTTCTCCTATCTAATAAAGTCTCCGCCGTTTTGAGATATTTAGCTGCTCTTTTTTTGTCAATCGCCGCTTTTTTGAAGGATAGTTTATCGTCATCAACAAACTCCGTTTGTATGCCTCCCCGTAAAAGCGTTCTTGCGTTATTAAGTTTGTTTTTTATATCCTTAGCTATAGGGTCTGTTGGTATTTGAGGCGGTTTTGGTGGGTTGTTTATACGATCTTGCAAATCTTTTTCGCGATCATAAGCCTTTTTCTCAAACGGAATCCAAACAGACCTTGGTAAAGGAGGTTTATCTTTAAGATGCGGAAAATGTTTTTTCATCATGTCTGATACGGGTATAAGTTCTTCTTTTTCTTCTTTTTTATAATCCTCCGGCTTTAACGATCTTACATCAATTTCACCACCAGAAAGTAAATTTAATGCTCCCTTATCTGCCCTTGTCCTGGCATCTGGTGTTAAGGTTTTATCTCCTGCTCGATCGGTTAATAGGTCAAATATTCCTTTTTTTCGTGCGCGTTCATCGGTAACTTCGCGTTGTTCTTTAATCCGTTCTCCCTGTTTGTTCCAATATTCACGCCGGAATTCCTCTTGCTGATCCATTCTTCTTTTTTGAATAGTATCTTGCGTCATTAAATCGACTGCATTCATTATCGGCCTGAAGAACGTATTAGCAGGATTGCCCTGTATATCAAAGATTGCCATAGTAAATTCCTCTTAAACTGGTCCTCTTGTTTCATATTGTTGTGGTTGTTGTTGCTGGTCTTTATTAAAATAACCACCTTCCCACAACATTAATATTTTACTCAAATTACCCAGGTACGATTGATTTGATAAATTTTGATTCTGCATAAAATTTAATTGCCCTTGCCCGTACTGATTCATCAATCCTTGAAAATTCAACTGCGATCTGAGTTTTTCTCTGGTTAAATCGCCTTCTACCCTTGAAACTGCACGATTAGTCTCGGCATCGCTTTCGGTTAATTGTGTACCGATGGCACCGGAAGGCAAACGTTTTGCCGATCCAACCTGTTTAATGTTTTTCTGAGTAAGTGCTTGTTTTTTAAGTATATCACCTAAAATATTGCCCTTCATTTTGCTTATATCTGAATCACTTAAAGTTAATTTGCTCTCATCGGGTTTGAGCGATTTAAGCTCTTGTTCCTGCTTCCCCTGGCTGTATTGATTCAGAATATAACTCAGAATCGTTGAGGCTATTGCTGAATATGGCATTTTATATCTCCAAATTATTTAATCTTTATCTGTATGTTCGTACCAATCTAAGTGAAAAGCAACATATCCCGCTGATCCACCTATATCTTCAAATCGTAATGTATAATCTTCATCAGGTGCTAAAATCCATTCCTCTCTACTTCCCCCAGTAGAAGGTTTATTTCTACCCGCTCCCTGTTGACCATGCGCCAATAAGATAGCACCATCAGTTGTATCTGTATCAGCATCTGCATTGGCTAAGTTGGTATTAATGATATAACTCGCTGTAATTATCGTACCAGAGTCGCCACTTGGTCTACGATGGTTACGTGGGGTTAAATCTACAACATCACCACCAGCACCATGAGCTGTATCTAAATCTACATCCTCGTATAGCCACCATTCTGTTTCATCTTCACTATGATATTCAATTGTCAGGTGAACATATTTTGTACCAGCAGCCGTTGTAATTCTTACATCTAAAAAATCATCGGCTGGCAGGTCTGCTTTCTCACTTATATCCCAACCACTCCCACCATGTATTTCGTGATGAGCATAATCTACCGTCTGGATAGAATGAGTAGAAGCATCAAGTCTCGGAACTTTATAAACCGAATCACTTATCTTTCCCCATATCGCCTTTGCCAATGTTGTTATCCCACTCATGTGATCTCCGCTCCGAATACAGTTATCGTCAAAGCGTTAGCCGTACTGCTTCTATATGCTAAATTTCCAGTTGCGTCATTCATAGCCCAAAACGTATCTATTTGTACTGTACTATTTGCTGAGATTGGAACATCATAATATAAAGCTGTACCTTGATCGTATGTCGTCCCATCATCATCAAGAAATATCCTGAATGTTTCATCATTCGCTGTCTGATTACAAACCACAATTGTTTTTATCACAGCCGTAACGGCTCCTGGACTATACACAGAAACCGCATTGGTACTATTCTCTCTTGCCTGGGCTAATTGTTTTTCCTGTATTGCCATTATCCCACCAGTAATGAATAACGTTTTAATTCATCTGTTACTTCTGGTTCACCACTCAAACCAGCTATACTAATCTCATCAGCTCCGCCATTTTCATGTGAACTCGAATGTGAAGCCGGAGTACTTGTCGAGTCTAAATCGATTACTGCGTTGCCTTTATCGTATTTTAGATAATATCCGTCTTGAGCATCTGTGGGCTTTGATAATTTAACGCCGCCGATATAGATTGAATCTCCATCAACATAAATACTTTCACAAGTAATATCACCATCAACCGTTAAATCTTTAATATTATCGGTTCTTTCAAATAAATGCGTAAGTATTTTGTCGTAATGAGAAAACACCTTTTCAAGTCCATCTGGCGATATATCATCCTGTCCACTTATTTTTATTGGCCTTCTTTTAAATTTCCAATCTATTCCACTTTTTAATGCCATATTACCATACATCCAATTTCATTTTCATACGTCTGATTTTAGTCAGCATATCGCTTTGATCACCACCTGTTAGTCCATTCTCAAACGTGATCTGCAATTGCTTAAATAAATATTGCATCCAAAAACGTGTAACTTTTATCTCTGAAGTATCCGGCGTTTTTGTATCATTCTTACTTTGTGATTTATCGGGATCATCGACTGTAACTTTAACACCATAGTTTGATACTATTGGTATTGTAAGTTCCTCTGTTTTTTTGGTTTTCTCTGGCGTATATAGATCAATGATCTTTGTGATTATTTTATAGTTAATCGCTTCATCAAAATCCGTAAGCGAATGATTGTAATTTACAAGTTTTGTTGTTGTTGCTGGTAGCGATGCTAAAGCCGTATTAGCTCCTACTATAAGGTTCTTATCGTAATCCCTAAATGCAAACGTTGGTAATATATCAGTATCGCGGATATACCAAGCTTTCCGTTCAACCTGGTATACAAATATTATTTCGTCTAATATTACCCATAACTCATTTTCAAGTTTATCGTAGGCAAGGTAAGAATCCTCGTCAACGTACTGTCTATAAAGCTTTCTTAAATCCAGTGCTTGCATTAATGGCGTTGGCTTAATTCCACCTGAATAGGCGTAAATATCGTCCTTATCCATCCAGTAAACAGTATCAAGGATTGAGATATAACCGTCATTGGTCGAGTAAATACCGTTGTCTGCGAATCCGACATCTTCATAATAATTATCACCAATGAATTGTATCTGTGAAATACTTTTATGTTTTAATATCATCAGTCGATCACTACGTTTAACAATCGCAACATTATTATCTGCATCACCGACTTGAGTTTGAATGATATTAGCATTGGGGAAAACATCAAATTGATATAATGGGCTATATCTTACAACATCTTCTTCCTCGTCCTCAAGGGAAAGACAAAAAGCTCTTTCGTTAATAATAGCATGATGTGAATACGCTGGATCAATATCTTCAGAAGATGCAAGAATGTCTGTGTAATCAGCAAAATCCGTACCTGAATAACCAACCAAATCAAGAATAACATTATAACGCCATAAAGTAGCCCCAGGAAAATAAACCTTTGGAAATACAAAATCTACCTGTACTTGAGTTTCAGGATCAGAATTAAAAGCACTTGTAACCGCATCATTAAAATACATTTCCATCCAAATAGACCCAACGCCGCCATCTACAATTTGCGCCATATTAGTTGAATTAACTGTAGTTGTTACTGTGCCAGCCGGTCCAACTATTGTGACAGGTGCATCCGCCATGAAATGAGCTTGGAGAAGCCTGAAAGTAGCTTCATTAGTATCATTATCTATCCGGCCATGTGTTACAATAACTTGTGTTTTATCAAATGTATCATCGTGGATTAAAGTAAATGAAGTGTCATAAAAGCAGTCTACCCAAGAAATTTCTCTGTTGTCTTGGTCGGTCATATCAAGAACATCAACCACTTCCCAATTAACAATATCTGCGACATCCGCATCAGTATCATACAACGCTTTAGATCCAATACAGATTGCCAGGCCGGTAAATCTTGGATAATCTTCGAACAATTCATCGCCGCCGCTGTCATAAGGTAATAGCAATTGAAAATTTATTGCATAAGCTAAATGTGTTAAATTGGTAGTTTTAACATGAAACGTAACCATTTGGTCAATATCTTTTAGAAGACTAAATTGACCTCTATCTGAAATATAAAAAACCTTAACATAAACAGTCTCAAATTCGCTTTCATCTGAACCAGATCCAGAAGTGTCTGTAGATATGAATTCCCCAATAATACCACCTGACATTGTAAAATCAGGATCTAAATCAACGGTAGCTTTTGTTAAATACCAACCTGTGTGTTCTATGTCCGTAGTTCCCAATCTTTCAATGTCTCTATCAATATACCCATACCACAATGGAACATGAACCGTGTTGTCAGCCGTTAGCACAGCACCCGTAATACGTACTACACCACGAAATGAGAAGAACCTTAACTTCTGAGTGGATAGAATTGAAACATCTGAGGGCAAGGTGAGGACTTCGACATCGGCATAGTCATAACCGCTGTCATAATCGATTCTTATTAACGTAGTACCTTCCTGCATTAACAGAAATCGATCATCGTTTTCATCGAATGTTATTTCGATACCGTTTATTAAATTTGTCGCACCAGTTAAATGCTCTATATATCCTTTAACTGTTTCCCATTCACCAAGTTTATTCTGCCGTAAATTCTGTACTTCTTCGTGTTGGGCTATACCTAAATCTGTTTCTACCACATCTGAGATCATAGATCCCGGGATGATAGGAATATCTAATTTTCTCATTAGTCTCGCACATAGCTATTTTGAGTTTTTTGAATATCGTATTCCAGTTCACCCTTCATTGTGGTAATATTGCGCTCATATTTACCAGCTTTCGCCAGCTCAATAAATGTCGCATCAATAACAAGGGGATGGAATACATCAGGAACTATTGGTACAAGTGCATATTCATAAGTACCATTACTTGCCGCGCTGCTCAGTGTGGCCACTCTTGTTGAACCCACATAATCAGAAATAGTATAAATGCCGGCAGGCGTAATAGTTGTCCCTGAAGTCGAATAAAGTACAATTTGATGATTATTATAAATATCGTCAATAATAGAAACAAACGTATCAAGCGTTAAAGCAGTTGTAGAGGCTACCGTTCCTTTTCCATAAACAAGCTCTGGCAGTTTCTTCCGGTATGATATAATTACATCGGTATCATCAAGAGTTGGATATATCCGTATATTAGAACCTTCTTCCAAATATAACGGATGTTTTGTATCATCATCAGGATATTGTTTAATTCTACCGTAATAATGATCGATCTTATGTTTCTTCCGCAAAGGCACAAAAATACAAGGATAACCACCACGATCTACCGCAATAATTTTATCAGCTAATGTTGGCCTTGTAACTGTTTCGCCTGTTTGGTCGTCCAGGTCTGATTCGGTGTAGAGATCAGCGCGAATATGGTCAAACAGACTTGGAATAATCTCTTTTGTGTATGCTTGATTAATATATCTGAGTAATTCTCTTGTACTTAATTCGCTTTCGGAATGTAAATTGAGTGCATTTCTAATTGACGACAATATTTCAAGTACATCCATTTGTTAATCCTTTTTTCGTTTAAGATCAACATTATCAGCCCATAAGCCTGCTATTTCATCCATAAACAATTGTCCAAACCTATTAGCCATTTCGGGACTGAATTCATCCACTAAGGCACATAGCTCAGTTGTTTTGAATACAAGGGCATTTTGTAGGTCTGACCGTAAGAGGCTATCTTGTGTAGATGGGGCCATATCTGGAATTTCATAGACATATTTTAACATAAAGCCATCGGTAACATTGCCATCGGGAATTGGCCTTAGTTCAAAACCGCCATCTACCCAAAAAAAGCTTGGGTATATCTGTGATGGTCGTTTGTCCAGGGATCTCGCATTAAAAATACCTTTAGGTGCTAATACAGCCTCGTTACCAATATTGGTATCTGAAATCGTACTATCATAATCTACCCAAAGGTCACTAACACGGATAAAGTCTGAAGGCCACTGGTAGTAAGCAACATTAATGCTTAGATCACCAGTAACAGATTTTAAAATATTATCAATCTGTGTCACCGGGGCCTTGCGCAATATTGCCCGTTGTGCAGCATTGGCTTTGTTCAAAATATCGAACTTACTTAAAAGCTCGGTATCTGTCGGGTCCATCTGTAAATTGCCAGCAACCTCAGCTAAAACATCAGCATAAGCAATCGTCATATTCTATGCCTGTGGTTAATTAGGCAATAATTCGTTGGCCCTCTCTAAAAGCTGTGTTCTTTGTAATTCACCTTTTAAAGTGGGTTTAATACCCACACCTAAGATTTTACCGTATGACCGAATATCCTTCAAAGGAATATTTTCAACCTTAGTTTTAGCCAGTTTCTTTAATACTTTCATCTGCTCATCTGTAATTTCCGGCATTATATTTGGCGTTTGATCCGGTAAGGTTGTTTTCTCTTTCCAGGGTGCGCCAACATATTCCGGTTTTGGCGTAATACTTACAGCTACTTCCTTTATAGGTTTTTCAACTTTAGGCTTAGGAGCTGATTCAGTTGAAACCAAATGGGGATTCTGCCTTAACAGTATCTTGGCATCCCTATCAGGGACTTCGGTCGGCTCATCGGGTTTTAGCCAATAAGTTTTATCATACTCCACCCTATTAGTTTCAGGATTAATCGGTCTAAAACGTTTTTCTCTTAGTACGGTTGTGAATAATTTCATAGCGAATTATGTCCTAATATAATTAATATTAAAAAATATGGTGGTAGAGGATTCCCCACCACCATATCCTGTGAATTATGCAACCGTAAGATCAGTCCAAGTATCCGCTGTGTCCTCTTTCAAATATGCGTTGCCATTGGTTATATCGAAAAACATCGATCCAACCGGAGCAGCCGTAAAATTTGTCGAAGGCGCACCAGCATACCAAATCCAATCCCAGGAATAGGCTTTATCCTCTGATTCCATCTTCAGAACATAAATCGTTCCTGTTCCTTCGTATTTGGTACGATTCTCAAGGCGAACATTGGGGATCACTCGTACTACATCATAAGCCATAATTTTTTCCTCGCTTAATTATTATGGATTTAGGCCATTAAGCCGTATCTTTTACATGGCCCTTAACTTGTTTCCTTGCCGCCGATTTCCAAACCTTGATCGTAACCAAGTTACTGGTTGTTGCTGGATTGGATGATTGACCATCTGATTTAATAACAATATAGTCACACAAAGCCTCACTTGAAAGCAAGATAAGGCTACTGGCAAGCGTATTAACATTTGTACGCCAACCAAAAGCGGTGACTCGGTTAAGTCCTGTACCATCAATGTCAAGCGAAGTATCTAACACACCATAAGCTACCGCTGAAAGATCGTTATCAAACAGACCACCGATATAAATATGAACATCGGAATTCGCTGTCGAAGCGATACTTTCAACATGAACAACGCCAGGTTTGTTAAATGGATCAGAAAAACCAACGTACATCGCTTGAGATGTGATGTCGTCCTCTGCACCGCCAGTATGGATCATTGTCGCCTGATATGTACAGAAATCATCATTATCGGCGATTTTAGTTACAGCTATATTTGCAACATCTGCCATTTTTGATCACCTCCCCTATTTAGTATGGTGGAGCGGCGCCAGCCGTCACTAAGATTGCAGAGCTTTCGTTAATTAAATACTGGCCTGTAGTTCCATCATCACGGTTCCAGAAATCAGCCCGTGAATAGCCTTCAATGGCGCGCCAGATAATACCTTCTACTTCACCGTAATCATCGGTACGTTTGCGATATTCATAACTACCGCCAATGCCTTTAAATAGCGCATTGTCACCTATTACAAAAGCTGCAAACATCGTAGCACTTGTATAAGATTCAAACGAATCAAGATTGGTGATTGTAGATGGACCAAATGTAGCAGTCGTGCCGTCAGATGAACACTGTTGAACAGCCGTATCGCTTACAAAGATTGCAAAACCTTCGTAAACATACTTACAACCAATCAGCAATGGATTATCTTTGGCATAAGCCTGGGCCATTGTTGAAGCGACCAGTTCGCGGAATTTGGTATCCTGTGACAGAGTATAAGCCTGGTAAGGATGAATCACCAATAACCGCATTGGATTACCATCATTCATTACGATGGGTTTGATTTTCTGAATTGTATCATCAGCCTTCAGAGCATCCAGGAAGTTTGTGTCGAATACATCAGCAGCCCCTACAGCGGCCACATCAGTAGCAACAAGGGTTTCATATCCTGCATTACCAGGATAACCGCTGCCATAACCGACCTTTCCACTTCCAGCAGTGAATATGTGCGGATGCAGTGTTGATATACCATGATACGTTTCAGCAGCAAACGCTCCAGAAGTAATCGTATTATATGAATATCCGTATAACAGTGAGTAAGTCGCACCTAAATATTCACTTGTACGAACATAATGATTCTGGAGTGCTGGCTTTGCGAATTTGACTAAATCTACCTCGTTACGAAGTTTTGACATAGAGCCATCAACAGGCAATGCACCATGTCGCCAAAGCTCGATGGGTACATGCGCGAAATTGACTGTCTGTCGTTCTTCGTGGTCTTTGGCTTGTTGATCACCAAGACGGGGAAGATCGTTCAAATTACGATGGATGGGGATTTCCAGCATATCGCCTTTTTGTTTCTCCAACTCATGTTGAATAACAATAGGCGCACTTACAGGGTTGGGCGTATTCTTTGGGCTAACTGGTTTCATGTTCGGCGTAGTAAACTTGCCAAACTTTCCCCAAAAACCAGCTTTTACCGCCTGAAGGAATGCTTTACGAAACATGACCTTCGGGAAGTTACCCGAAAATGTATGCCCGTAAGTTGTATCAGCCATTTATAATATCCTCGTTTTAGTTAGTTTATTCGCTACTGGCTAATATCTGATCACATTCTGCCTCGCTTAAATTCTCAATATCTTCTTGGTTTAAATCATTCGGATCCTTCTTGCCTGTCCGTGTGCTCGCACCATCTGAAGGTATCTTATCAAGAACAGAACCACCGCCAGCAGCTTTCTCTATATCACCGAGCACTTCTTCTCTAACATTCTTTTTACTATCGGCGATAATTTCATCTTTAAAAACAACAGTATAGGCATCATCCATCTGCGATGCAGTGTAGACACCATTTTGAGACTTTACATTATTATCAAGGTATTCATCAATTTTGTTCAGCTTTCCACTATCCACAAGGGCTTTAATCTCATCTTTCTGTTTATCGTATGGTATACTTAAATCAAACTCAAGACCAAAACGATCCAGGATAAAATTAGAGACTTCACCAGATTGAATTTCGGTCAACTTCTCTAATTGTTCGGTTTCCGCTGCCTTAATTTCGTTTTCGTGTTTTTCTTCTTCTCTAACATACTCAATATAAGCATCGGGATCGGTTTCCTTTAATTCATCCTTTTCCTCGTCGTCAAGTTTCTGAAAACTGTTTTTCTTTGATTCTGCCAGTTGGTTATTGACTTCCTGAAGTTTTCTACGCAATTCAGCAGCTTCCTGTTGAGCTTTTGTAGTTAATCTCCGCAAATCTTCAACCCGTTTAACTTCCTTCGGATCTGTATCTGCTTTAATTTCCTTTTCCGGCTCTGGTTCTGCTTTATCAGGCTTATCTGTTGGTTCTTCGGTATCAGGGGAATCCTTGACATCTTTATCGGGTTCGGGTTTGTCCGGTTCCTTCTTATCTGGTTCCGGGTCACCTTCCTCTTTCTTCTCAAGGGCCTCGATTTCTTCTAAACTCAAATCAGACGGGTCAACAACGTCCTGGTTTACAGCCTCAATCTCATTATTTTCAATGACCATGATAAATACCTCTTGTTTGTGGGGCCTGTCGGCGAATCCACGTGATTACTTACGTTTCGGGCCTATACGGGAATCCGAAATCTATTTAATTTTTCTCGCCAGGACCTTTCGGTGAATCTGGCTGTAGCATTGCTAATTGTTTTTGTGTTAAATTCTGAAGGGCATCGGTCACACCTAATGCCTCGTCTTGCTGTGCCTGTGCTGACTGTGCCTTCAATACTTCATATATACGCGCTATGACGACATCGATATCTCCCAGGTCTGATTCACCAAGCAGCCATTCCGGTGGAATAGCAGCAGGACCAAACCATTCAGCTATAAGAGCTGCGACTTCCCGTTTCTGCATAAATCGCAATGCTCTGGCAGTCGGATTGTGTTCTACGGTCGATGCAAACGCCTGGTATCTTCCAATCGTCATATCGTTTAGTATTTTATTACCCGATTTCTTATTTAGTACCAATTCCTGTTGTGCATATTGCCCAGTGGTTATATCTGGCTTGGTGATAAGGAAGTGTCGTTCAGTTGTGTAGTTCTCCTGGGCAATACGGATGATTTTATTATATAAGCGCGTTTTTGACTTGGAAAAATTGTGATACATAACCTCAAGGGATATTTTAGCCTGTCGTACCTTCTGAGCGTATAATGATGCGTTTTCCTGTGCGTTTTCAGCCATTCCCTCAAGATTTGGGGTAATTCCTAATACCTTATGTAAAAATTCAGCATCCATTAACATCATTTCGATTGCTTTGCTGGATGCGGTCTGTTGTGTTCGTGGTGTGGTTTCTAATCCTTTTAGTGCTTCATCAATATTAGCACCGTCCTTTGTCCACATACGTAGTCCTGGCATACGACCGAAATTTTCAATATCTTGCCAGTTATCAAGTTTCGACTTATCGCCTATCGTCTGTGGGTCGGCCTCCTTCTTTGCGGCAGCCTCAGCCTCATTGCGCCATTCATTGAATGAATCCTGTACTTCTTTGGCATTTCTGAAGATACCGAAGTTATTTATCGCGTATCTGCCATAGTTGTACGCTGAGAATGCAACCATATCATAACTACCATCCTGAAGGTCGGCTCTGTGTGTATTATCCAAAATGAACGATAAACCAGGCATTACTGTAGTGATATTCTTAATCGGTACATTATTTCGGGTAATAATCTTCATATCAGGATTAAGTCTGAGATAGACATCGGCCTTTTTGCCCTCTAATGAGAATGGCTCTGCATATCCAGTTTTCGTATTGTATGCAACTTCACTCTTTTCATATACCTTCTCGTGGAATTCAACAACTCGATACTTACCTTCCTTCTCATTACTGAAGTCCATATCATCGAACATCATGACCTCTGCCTCAGTCAAACTGGTCCATAACTCATCCCGATCACGCTCTTTTATGAGTTTGCTCAGTTTTTCCTTGTGTTGGGGCCAATAATGGTATAAATCATCTGAATCCATCCATCTTGATCTTGCCATGTATCGAGCATCGTCTAAAAAGTAATCTTTTGCCCTATGATCAAATAATACCTCAAACTCATCCACATCTGAAAATACAAGAGAACCATCCAAATGGCGTTCATCCGAATACCTGGGGAGAACATATCCTCTCATTATCAAGCCACCCAACGCCCAACGGCCTATAACCGTCTTAGAATCGTTTTCATTTGGGCTGTTAATGTGGTCAAGTAGAAGTTCAATATCTTTTGCTGTACGCCTTGAACCACCAGGAAGGGGAAATGTACGCATGGGATCATCATTAACAAGGAAGTCACCTAATACTCTATTAAATACGGGGAATGTCAGATTAAAAGCTCTGGTTGGCCGCAGTTGCGTTTCCCACCATTCTTTGATTTCGTGCTCGTATTGATCGCCAGCTAAATAATTGTAGCCATTCTCCTGTTCATCATAAATATCTTTGAAATTATTCAGCTCAGTGACAATAATACGATAGATGCGATCCAGCAATTTAGCATCATCATAACTATTTAATATGCTTTCTTCTATCATAAATACCTTGTTTTATCAAGTCTATTGCCTTGAAAAATACCATATCAAGTCTATTGCCTTGAAATATATCCATTATAACTAAACTCAGTTAATTTGTCAAATTATTTTAGTATTGATAGAACTGTAAAAAAAATCTTCTATCAATACACACTTTTTATTATAAGTATGATTATATTGTCGGTCTAACGGTGAAATTGCGGTGAAATTGCGGTGAAATTGCGGTTTCTAATATACTATACACCATTTTTAGCATGGCATAGACCATTTTTAGCATGGACTTAAAAAAAGTGTGGAAACGTGGAAAAAAGTGTGGAAAGTTAAGTTAAATAATTACAACATGATAGGTGTGTCCTTCCACACTTCCACGTTTTTTTCTGGGGGTATAACAGGGGTGGAGAATGAAGAGTTATACTGCTCTCTTGGGTCTATCTGTTAACTTTTTAACTCGTTTCCTGAATTCTGTTTCTTCTGCTAAGTAATCCTCGCGCTCGTATGGGTCCATATCCATCCAATCGCCCTTATTCCAGGTAATCGGGGTAACTGCATCATACCGTAACAGATCAGCAAAGTCTTTCCCAATCTCTTTGACTTCTTCCCTGATCTCTTTTTCATCCGCAATCTTGCCTTCCCATTCCTTGTACTGGTAGTTTCGCATCGCATAATCAACATTATGGCAGCTTTTCTCAATAACTAATGGCAAATCACCATCGGCAGTTGGTTTGAGTAATGCCTTAACTGCCTTATGTCCGGTGGCAATATCGTCAATTATATCAGTCCTGAAGAATCTTGGCCTTCCCTGCTTGGTAAACTCGGCCTGATATTCCTCAAATACCATCTTTCCAGATACCCTGCTTGGTTTCCTGCCAAAGTTCGGGTCCATAATAGCGGATCGCATACGTCTTGGATCAATCCCTATGTCATCTTCAATTGTGATCCACATTTCAACAAAGTCGGCAATCGTGTAAGGATCTGCATTCTTAATTTTGTGATATGGTAGATGCCTATAACATTCATCATGGATTGAGGGCCATTCCCGAATAACTTCGCGCCTCAGCCACTTATCGTACCGCACCCAGGCAACACTTGGTGGTCGTCTGTCGTGCGGATCAATGATCATACGATATATATACTGGAATGCCTTGAATGGGTCCAAATCAAGCTCTTGCCAGTGATATGGCTCTTTTGTCTCTACATCAACCCTATGGTATGTCTTATATACCACGCCTTGCAGAAACATAAATTCACCATCGCGCCGAGCTGGAAGTTCGTCGGGATCATAGGTGGATAGCGTAAAATTGATGTCATTCTCATATAAATTGCCCTTAGATTGGATTCCCCATGTGCCACAATCCCATTCCCCTGCACGTTCAACGCAGTTGGTCCATATAGATACTTTTTGCCACCATTTGTCGATGTCTTCATCTACTTTGTTGATGATTTCGTCCAGGAACCAAGCTGCCTGAAGTAATGGCGTAGCAGGAATGACAATTATCCCACCTTTCCTTAGTCTGGATGCAGCGGCCCGATAAAGCTTTTGTGGCGAAGGTTCGTCGAATATGATTAGACCGACATTGGCAGATTCAAAGGTGCGCGGATCCTGGTCAATGGTTTTGAAGAATATTTCCCAATCATTGCTCTTAAACGTGATCCTTTTGGGCCAGATATGACCTGACGTAGTTGATCCGGGGCTGTAGTCACCTGGTCTTGCCCACATCTTAAACTCTTTATAGATCGAGTCTAAGGAGTCCGCGTTGGACACGTACCAGATGGTTTTGGGCCAGTGAGAGGGGTAGTTGTTAAAGAAATCGTAATCAAAGAAACCAGAAAAATGCTCCCCGGTCTGGACATCATATACATTTTTGTAGGCATTGCATCCAGGATAAATCAAGGCAAGCATAATATTGATAGATGCGGCAGACTTGCCCGTACCATTTCCAGATGTGACCAGAAATATACGTTTCTCCGGTGCCTGAGTACCTATAGCATGAAATAAATCAGCCTGGGGCCTTGTCGGTAGGAATACTCGTGCCGGGAAGTCTTTCTCGCCTCGCATAAACTCATGCGCGACTTCATTCCCTATGGGCGAGGCTTCGACTATTCGATTTAGATTTATCATCTTTTAATCGGTCAGCTTCTTTGCGTTTCTCAAAATCTTCATCAGTAATTATCGGAGTGACATCTGCGGTTCTTTCAATGAACATACCCTTATGCTTGCCGATCA